GGCATACCTGATAATTACCCTTCAGCCTCAGGCGGTATCTTCGTCCGATAAAGATCTGGATGCTTACAATGGCGGCTTGCAGTTTCTTCTTTGCATTATCAAAGAAAATCATATCATCCATGTATCGGACGAAATCTTTCAAGCCCAACTTTTCTGTGATGAACTTATCAAGCGGCTCCAAGATATAATTTGCAAGCCATTGTGAAATGTAAAAGCCTAACGGAATCCCTTTCTTAAATCCTTTTAAGCATAGCCGGATGATATACAAAAACCAGTTATCCTTTATTCTGATAGCAAGTTCTTTCATTATGATATTGATTCTGATATTGTCATAAAAATGTCGGATGTCGATCTTTCCGAAATTTCTTATGCCTTTGCCTCTTCCCAGTATTTTCAGGATATATTTCTTTCCGTAGTGCGCTCCCCGCTTTGGGAAACTGCCGCAGGAATACCGGTATGATGTAGCTGTTATAATCGGCTCCAAAATGAGCACGATGATATGATGCAACCATTGTTCGTGTATTTCCGGCATGAAGATTTTTCTTTTCTTGCCGTGCTCAAAGATGATCTTCGGTGTCCTCTTACATGGCTTATATGCCAGCTCCGGGTTTTCGACCGGAACGTCTGGCGGCTTGGTGTTCTCGATCATCTTTTGCATTGCTGCAACTTCGACGTCGATATTTGCGTCGATTGCGATAATTTCTTTACGTTTGGTTTTTTCCTTTACGCAACTTCTTATATGCCTTACGGATGATGTTTTCATCCAGCATTTTCTGATACAGATATTTGTACTCTTTCAAAAAAAATCGCACTCCTATAAGATATTTTTTCTTCTATCCCCTACGAATAGCAGGTGCGACCGCTTTACTACTCGTCCTGTATCGAGTTAATTTTCACTCACCAAACAAATAATTGCGGATATAACGGTGTCTCAACCGTCAGCGGTGTAGGAAGGGTGCAAGGCTTTATGTCTATCTTCCGATATTGGATAGAATAAAGGCGGCGGAAATGTTCCAGTTCGCATTAGAAGCTGTGTTATTCCAATTACGTGCGCGCTGGCCATCATTCAGACCGTTGTTGCAATTACCGAACCGAAGGGCGACGCCCAGAGGTGACGTCTGCTCCCTCCCCTGTTATTTATTTGTTTCAAGGACAGAACCTATAAATTTGTTACTACTGGGGGAATTACGCTACGCGTACCCCCATACCCCCTACGCGGCTACGCCGACAGGTGGTAAAAGAAGATCGGCGGCGGAAAGGTGCCAGTTCGCAAGAGAAGCTGCGGCATTCCAACTACGTGCGCGCTGGCCAGCAGACAGACCGTAGT